TTAGAATATATAGCAGGCTTTGCCAATTCAAATTGCTTCCATACATATTTATTTATTATAAGTTCTGGATAATTACTCATTTTCACCACCTGGCATATTCATAACCCATTTTAGCGCAGTTGTTCTACCTATGCCAGCGGCATTACCAGATTTTACTGCACTACCAAAATTCGACTCAAACCCTTTTGGATTCTCAAAATGTTGATAAAATCTAATTGCTCTTAAATATACTTGTTCAAAATAAGTATTATAAAATTCTTCAAACGCTGCAACAAATGATCCCCGTACACCCTCGCCACCTGGATTTTCTATTACGATTGGTCCAGCAGTAAAAAACTCATCTCCATTGTATTGAATAAACATAGCCTTTGCCTGAACAGCCTGAACTGTAATTGGAATACCTTCCTCCATAATCTCAGCCTTTTCATAAAATGGCTCTGACCCACCTTCTGGGATACTAGAAGATGTTACAAATTCGGAATCTATTTGTGCAGATTTTCCACTAAGTCTTTTCTTTAATTCCACAAGTCTTGAATCTGGATCTCCTACTGCTCCCCATTCATAAACGTGATGAAGCATTCCTGGATTTGTTCTTCCTAGTGTGTCAAGGTAGTCATAAAATGCATCAATACTTGTATCTGCTAGTCTACTTGCTACTGTTCTCTCTTGTGCCTTTGTTTCTCTTATAAACCCATTAGAATATGAAACAACATTGTTTAACATCTTCATTGCTTCTTTTCCGTCAAATTTTATGCTATACATTATAGTGCCACCTGCAAGTCTGATCTGCGTAGCAATATTCTATATCCCATAATATTATGAACTGCATCAAACATTGGCTCAATTGTATCTATTTCAAAATTTGTTGGCTCTGTGTCAGTTTCTGCCCAGGCAATTGATCCGAAAGGATCTTTGATATTACGAACCAAGATATCTGTTGGCCTGTAATGTGTACCATCTAAAGACTTATAAATATTTTCATTGGTACGCATATTTATTTTTACATCATACTCAAGAAACTTTTCTGATGTTAATTGAGTTCTCATTTGAGATTGTGGGTTTTCTTTAATTGCTGAACAATTAATGCTTCTATCCATTGTCCATGATCTTTGAAGTTCTCCAAAATCGTTCTGGCTTTTTGTAGCATAATAAATATCTGCAGTCATGGGGTAGAAAAGACCATTAAGATTGCCTTGGGGTAGCATTAGATCACCCCAGGAATTATTCTATTCTTATATCCCGATAGAATTTTGTCTGCAATAAGATTTCCTGTTCCCGTGGTTATACCCTTGCCAAACTTAACCTTAAACTCATTGTTGTCAAACTCTTCGATATATCTGTTGATATATCTCATGTTGTCATTTGTAATATCTTGCATGATAAGCTCGCAAGCTTCTTGGATATCTTCTGGAACAACGATGTATCCAAAATCTCCATCTACAAGATAATCATATCCACTAAAAAAGTCTGTGTCAAGATACCTATCTCGCCAAACATGCTTATATTCCATTTTATTTACTTGTGCTACAGAGGTAACAATAGATGTTCCATCTACACTTATTTTATATTTCTGAAGATCAGAGTCTTCATAATCATATATTTTTACACCATTTTCATATAAATAATAAAGTGTTTGAATTTTTTCATCTAGTGGCAGGTAGTCAAGGCCCATTCCATATATTTCTTTTTCTTTTCTTTGGAAATCAAATTTTCCTGCTTCAGACTCAATAATTTTTCTGGCTACCTTTTCAATTTGAATTGCCTGTGCCGTTGTAATTCCTAATTTATTTTTTACGCTTGTAATGTCACAATATGGTTTTACAACATCCACTCCATCAGTTATTACCAAAGCACTGGCAGAAGTATAAACTGTTGCTTTAAGACTTCCGGTATAGGTAAGGTAACGATCATCAAGTCCAAAGGTTACAATTTTAGAAGAATTAGATGTGGCACTAGTTGAATAGGTGCTTCCAGTTGTCAGGTCATCGTATGACAATATATATAGTGTTGATGCGTCTGGTACGCTAAATGAAACCTCTACGGTTGTTGTCTCTGGAAGTCTAAGCGTTTCCATTTACACTCCGTAAGCGACAGCAACTTCTTCTGGTGTCGCCTCTCTTACTTTATTTGAAATAGTCATCCATGCTTCAGCATTTTCTGGGTCAAGAACTGTATACCCCTTTTCCAGTCTTCCATAACTTGGATGAAAAAGATTACCAGAAGAGAATACTGCTACTTTACTTGGCTTTTTTTCTGCCTTTGTAGTCTTTTTTGCAGTTGTTTTCTTTGCGGTCACAATATCCTCCTATTTTATTTAATTATATCATCTATAAAAGTGTTGAAGGGGAGCCATATTTCAGACTCCCCTCCAAACTACTTGATAAAGAGATTACTTGCTGCCGTAGGCAACTGCGTCTGTCTCTTCGATCTGAACACCAAAGCGAACGAATACTGTGTACTCTACTGTGTCCTTCTTTGGCTTGAACTCGCGGTGGACTGTAACATCTCTCTGGAATCCCCAGATACGATTCTCTGGGAATGTGAGTGAGACATAATCGTCTGGTAGGTATGGAACCTCTACCATTGGTAGTCCGAGAACGCGGTACTGTAGTGGAGCACCAACAACCTGTGGTACAGTTCCATCAACAATTCTCTCAACGATGCGCTCGCTGTTGTAATTACCAGTCTGAGCAAGGTTGTTGAGAAGTGAAGATGTTGTTGGTGAACCAGCGTAGAACTTCATGGCTGAACGTGAACCACGGTACTTTCTTGGCATTGCAAGAATAATATCCTGTAGATCCTGTACTGTCCATGTGCTACCACTTGAGGTTACAGCAGCGGCTTGATTGCCACCAGCTGTCTCCTTTGCGTGGAAGCCCTCCATGATGCTAAGGAACGCATTTGTTCCAGAGCCTGTTCCGTTGATAGCTAGATCCTCTAGATCGTTAGCGAATGCACGGGTCATTGTGCGAACCAAGTGGTCCTCTAGACCTGCACCTTCGATGTTGTCCTCTAGAGCTTCAGTTGAAACCTCCCAATCCAAACGGATCTTCTTGGTGGTAACCTCAACCTTAGTAAAAGCAACATCGGCATTTGTGTAAGTTGCATCAGCCTGTGATGCTGCACGAATTACACGCTCGCCAACGTTTAGCTTCTCTAGCTCTGCTGTATTGGAACGCATTGTTACTCTGCGACCATCTTGTGCTAGTACCTGCTGCTCCCAAATGTATTCGATGAACTGGCGAGACTGCTCAGGATTGAGAATACCGCCATCATCGGTTGTGCTGCCAACAACACCGAGGTCACCAGCGGCTGGGTTTGTTACGCCCCCAATACCACCAGAAACTACTGAGCCTGTTGCAGCTGCCTTCTCTAGGATTTCGTCTGACATTTTTTATTTCACCTCCTATTTATTTACCGATATAAGTCAGCGGCTTTGAGGAAACGACCGCCCCACATCGACTTTTCAGTTGTATTTTCTTCCTGCACGATCCCGCCAAGATCGCCAGACTTGCGAACGGCTGTGTCAGCTTCTACAGCATCAACACGCCCTTCAAACTCTGTTACATTGCCTTTTACAGTTGTTACTTCCTCTTGTACGCCGTCTAGAGATTTCTTCATCTCTGCGACCTGCTCTGCAATGCCCTTAACTACTGCAGCTAGATCTCCTAGTGAATCTGCAACAGAATCCTTGATCTCGCTAACAGCCTTTGCCAAGTCATCTGTGCTGCCTTCTTCATTAGGAGTTGTGGACTTTTCGACTACCTCTTCAGTTGTGGCCTCTTCTGTCTCTTCTGCCTTTTCTACTGTCTCTTCGGCAGAGTCCTCAACAGCGTCCTCTGACTTATCTACAGCCTCAACATCTTCTGCTGCATCCTCTGCTTTTTCTACAACTTCTTCTGTTGTCTCTTCAGCAGGCTCTTCAACAGTCTCTGCTTCTACTGCAGCGTCCTCTGACTTCTCAATTGGAGTAGCCTCTTCTGAAGACTTTTTATTTAGAATTCCCACGTTACTTCCCTCCTTTTCAATATTTTCGTCAGCAATTGACTTGGCTATGTCTTCGTCAATCGCCTTATTTTTATCAGATTTTCCATCTGAAACCTTTTCAAATGATGTAATCAAAGATTTTACGACCTCTGCTTTATTTACATCATTGCTCTCTACAAAACCAATGTTAGTCATGTGCTTACTGCAATCTGGACAACTATAATCTGACTTATCACTTAAGATAACATTGTCACTAGTTGGACACCAGTATACATTTTCAAGATAATTCTTTTCTACCTTCTCTTCTGTAGCATTAAGTTTTTGTACAGAGACAATGTTAGAGTCTGGATTTGCTGGATTATCAACAAGTGAAAGCTCGTAAAGATCGTAGTCCTTGATTACCCGAACTGGCTTATCAAGTTGCTTGTTGTACATTTCTTCTGAGTCATTAATGCTTCCACCAATTGAGAATCCAGTAAGGATGCCTTCGTTAATTTTATGCCAGGTATCTTCTGCTCCCTTAGATACATAAACGTCTACATAAATACCATTATAAAATTCGTCGTTATTTTTATCAAAATATTTGTCTTGCTTAAATGAAACAACCTTGCCTACTGCAAGTGGAGTATGTTGTTCACGAACATTTCCGCGAAACTCATCAAAAGCCTTTGCCGAGGCATCAGAATTTACAATGTCGCCTTGTTTATCAATGCTGTCTGTTGTAGCCCAGCCTGAAACAATTCTTCTGTCTTTGTCTACCTTACTAATAGGCATACGGACGGAAATATTGTTGCCGTCTGTGCTCCAATAAGCTTTTTCAAAATTAGCCATATCAAACCCATTATATACTATGTTTATAGTATTTTATCACAATTTTATAAAATTATGCAGTTACTCTGCCTTCTCCACCTGGATTTCTTCCAGTTTCTGTTGCGGGGGAGTCGGTAGCATTATTTTGACGCTCTGTATCTCTTTGTCTATCTCCAGTAATTTGTGCTCTTGACTCTGCTCTTTGTTGTGCTGTTAGTTCAACTGGTGACTGACCACCATCTCGTACAGGCATACCCATTCTTTGTCTTACTTCATTTGGAACAATAACCTGAGTCTTGAGATATCTTTCGTCAATCTGGCTTTGTGTATTTTCATCTGTCAATGTGAATTCATTTAGCCTAAAGTTAAACATGTCTGTTTTTTCTTTTACTATTTTATTAATTACCTTTTCAAGTGTTCTTTGTGCTGGTCGTGCAACTTGTTCTTTGAATGTGCGATCTGACGCTAGTGCAGCAGCAATAGACATTCCCTGCCCACCGCCAACTTTAGAAATTGGTGTTTGATGTGCCATAAGAATGTCTTCACGATTGGACTTACGATATTTTTCGAACGAGCCTTCTTGTACCCCGTTTTCAATTGGCTCCATGTTGAACTCTACTTTATTGTCTCCCGTATCTCCAGGAAGTGGAATGTAAAGTGTTCTATGGCTTTGCCCTTTAAGTCCAGACTGAAGGAATCTGAATAGCTTATCTTCTGCATCTGTACTTAGCTTTGCACCCTTAAGAGTAACTATGTATCGCGGTACTGCCTTATTTTCAAAGTAGTCAATATTATAACGACCAGCAAGTGTGTCACCTACTAGTGATGTAGAGGCAGCCAAGATATCTGGCACTCCATAATAACTATTACGAGGAGTATATTTCTTAATATGAATTAGCTCGTTTGGTCGTGGATCTGTTGTTACATTATTTGGTGTTTTTACATCTTGAAAATTTCTAAAGAATACTGTTCTTTGATTAACTACCTGAATGTATCCGTCACGCTCTCTTCTAACGCGAATAGTTGTTGCAGGAATATGACCTATATATCCAATTTCTCCAGAAGTTGTTCTTCCTACCTCAATATATCCATTACCAGTTGCCTCATAATCAGTAAAGGTTTTTTCAAGAACATGAGTAAGAGTATCTTCATCATTAAGATCTTCAAGCCATTCCATAACCATGGCTTTTGCTCTATCAGCCTTTCTTTGTGCACGCATTCTTTGATCATCATTGCCAGCATCTTCAATTCTATCCATAAGATTAGGAGTTGCCTCTAGATGATATCCAAGTCCAACGATGTTTGATACCTTGGCATTTACTGCTGCGTGATTCGCAAAGTTTGTTTCATAAAAATTAGCAAGTTCATCAAGATTGTATGTTGGAACAATAACATCAAACAGTCCATATGCAGTTGTAATATCCATATCTGGAATTAGCTGCTTTGACTTTGCCCCGTCTTGTCCTGTCCAAACTTTATTTAGTCTAGAAACACGACGCTTAAAGTTAGGGTGAAGGCCGCTATAGGACTTAACTGTTTCTATATCAGCATTAAACGGATCAAACTTTGTTATCTTATTTGACTGAGGATTGTCAATTCTTGCTCTACCCTCGTAATCATCATTCTCCATGTGCCTTTATTCCCTTTTCTGCATCATACCAAGCACCTAAGTCTGTTTCGCTAGGAATGAATCCTTCTCTCATTCTATCGACTTGCTCAGAATACTCTTCTTCTGTAATTCTTCTTTGTCCTGCTCTAAATACTGCTTCGCCCTCAGAAAATCCGTAATGAGCAGCAGCCTTAGTTATTTTTGAAATAGCAGTAATATCACCACGACGGGCTGGAATATTCATGATATTACCATTTCCATCGTCCACTATTTTTCCTTCTGGTGTTCTCCAGACATATATACCGTCGTCACCCTGCTTGTCAATGACAGTTATTCGGGGTTGAGGCATATTCATGACACTAATTGTACCATATTAAACGGGTTTTCCGCTAAATGTTGTCCACTTAATGTCACTATATACACTTACTTCTTCAAAATTTACAGATAAAGTGGAGGAGTCCTGAGCAACTATGTTTGATAATCCTAAATGAGATTCAAAAACATCGTCAACTTTTCTTAAAATTGATCTTTCAAATACCGTTATATTATTAAATAAGGTTCCAGGGTAGATTTCTAATTGACCTCTAATTGCATCAAGTGTTACTGGATTTTCAAAACGTATTGTGATAAGCGACCAAGTTAGTGGCTCTATATAAACATCTTGCTTAATACCATTTTGATACATTACGAGTTCTTCTGTTAACGTATCGGAAAGTAGTCCGTAAAGATACGGAACAAGTTTTGCTCTTTTGCCACCTGTTTCTGGTTCTATGTAAAGGTCGTACCTAGTATCTTGATAGGAAATGGAAAGCATTCTTTCTCTTGAGCTAAACTGCTTTGCCTTATTATAGAATGACCACATATGAATTCCGTGCATAGAATAGTCTGATTTTCTGTCTTGATTGAGTGGTATTGATATTCCTCTTCTAAATGATTCTGATGCGGTATCTTCTAGTGTTGGATAAGGAATAGTTTGTATTCCAGAGTCTCCTGTCAAATAAAGATACGGTGTTGAATCTTTATAAATTAAATATGGATTTTTTGCCTTATTTATATAAGATATTCCTTCTCTACTAAATGGATATAGATTGTTTCCCGTAGAAGTTGTTATTGGATATAGTGATGCTTCATCATATGCTAGGGAAGCAATAGACATTCTTTGTATTGTTACAGGAGATGTATTTATTCCTGGGGACTTTAATTCCATATGAATAGTTATGTGTGCATTGTTAAAATCAATGATATTTTTAGGAGCAAAAATTATAGTATCGTTTACCACATTAAATTTTGTAATATCAATATTTGATGAAATATTTTCAAAATCAACATACCTATTAGAATCTAGATTCTTAGTTACTGTGTAATTTGAATATGACACCTTGCCTACGTCTTCATAGTTTTGTAGCGTTACATAAGTTTTTAAATTTTCTTGAGAGTCGAAAGAGTCTTGTGCAATTATTGATGTTGGATAATCAATATTGAATTGTAAAAAGTCTAGATCGTAGCTCTCTCTTTGACCATTTGAGTTTAATACATATGTTCCTAGAGCAGAAAGAGGAATAGAATCTTCCCAGTAACCAGAACATGCAACGTCCATAATTAAGGAGTTGTTTGCCTTTTTAAACAACATGGTATAGTTTCCAACATAATCAAATGGTTCATCGCTTAAAGATAGCTGAATAGAGTCATCATAATATCCTACACCCTGGCTATCAAAATATGTGGAAAGATCTTTTCTGGTAAAGAATTTATTATTAAAAGTCATTCTATAGATTTTTCCTGGAAACTGATCTTCTTCATTTCCACCGACATTTAATCTAATGTTTTGTGGAACAGAGAAAAACTTTTTAATTATTGCAGCATACGATGTTGATAGTGTGTCAATTTTTATTCCAGCAATGAAATGCGTATCTGCTGCCCCTGGGGTAAAGTCAAAACTTTTGATTGTTGTTGTGTTATAAATATACTTTATTTTGCTGTCTGAGTCATCAAATATAATTTTGAAGATATCTCCCGTAGCATTGTTTTTAAAGTGCATAATTGTTGCTTCAGTTCCAGAATCAATTTCTGTAAGTTCTGATGTGTTTAAAGAAAACAATCCAAACAAGGAATTGATGGGGTCTGAAAGAATATTTAATGAATCAAATACTATTGCTCCATAGACATTGTTGTATGTACTAATTGGCTTTAGTTTAATATAAAAGTCATCTTCCCTATCTTCTTGGAAAGTAAAGTTATCAAATAATGGTTCAATTTCTCTTGCAGAAGATAGCTGTCGCCAAACACTTGAAAGCCATTGATACCATGTTCTACTTCTAATTCCCTGCCAACTTCTTCTTTGCCTATCAACATTAAATGCTGTTAAATCCTGACCAAAGTATCTAATCTCTGGCAAATCATATGTAGGAAGAGTAATAAACTTTGAATCAGCATTTATATTCGAATAAAATCCAGCAAACCACTTTGTCATGTCTGGGTATATAAGATTATGAGAATATTTGGCAAATGAAAAATCAATAGGAACGGATGTAGAACCAAACTTTCTTGTTACTTCATTTGCAGGGCCAACGCCTTGACCATATACGAACTTCTTTTTAGCAAGTTGTTCTTGAACAACATATGGATATATTGCCAAGCAGTCTATTTCAAATTTTTTAATTTCTGATGTACTATAAAATCCTACCCAGTCATTACTGAGGGCACCAGATTCTGGAAAATCAACATCTCTAGATATAAGATTTTGCTCAATAACTAAGTCTCCATTTATAAGAACGCTCATGTATATTTCTGTGTATCTAATATCAATAAGCATTGGCCTGTACCATTTTCCTACATAGTAAGATTTTTCGTATGGACCAATTCTTAAAATAATAAATTCTTTATCAACATACAAACCATCGTTACTTGCTACTGGACCAAATATTTTTGTTTTCGATGTTACCTCTGGATATATTTTTAACCAGAACTCTGCTGTCATTTCTTTATATTTACCATCATTGTGCAAAAATCCACGGCCTGGAAATACTATTGAAGGCATGTTATATGATGACGAATATATTTCTGTAATGTCTCCAGAGCCAAAGACCATTGGAAGCTTGGTATTCTTTGCAAGCATCTTATTGTCTTCTATAAAATAATATCCACGATATTCGTCAGACAATCCATATGCATCAGATATAGTTGTATCAAATAGTGATGGTGATGCAGAAAGAGTACCGCCTATTGCAAAGTTAAGATCTGCCGATGCCGTTATTGATGTAAAGGGTATAGGGACAGTTCCCTGTGTTTCATGATTAAATTGTTCTGACCATTGTCCTACAGAAAATTGGTAAAGAGAATATGTTTTTTCTGATCCCGTGTGAACAACATTAAGATAGGGAGTCATTGTTCCTGACGATGGTAGATCCATAGTATGATAAATTCTTGTCCAGGCATTTTTTGTTAGATTCTCATAAGTCTTTGTGTAAGTATTTCCACCGTATTGAAAACCTATTTGCAATTCGGATATATCGGTATCATATGTATAAATAAATGCATTTATGCATACCGTTGGAATGTCTGTATCTATATCATCAGGAGCTATAAAGGTCTGTGTTGTAATAGTTGTTGCAGAAGCAGAACCAGCAAAGCTATCAATCTCCAAGAATACATCAGCAATGCCTACTGTTTCCTGTGGCTTTTCTGTAGGTGGGTTTGCAACGCTAGCAGAAGAGCCTCCTACAACATTGTAGATGGGACTTGCAGATATTAGTGACAGATATGAAAAATCATCATCAAGACTCCACAAGGCCATGGGGTGCTGAGAAAATGCTTCTGCAGAATAAAGATTGAAGATGTTTTGAGTCATGTTTCTCCCTATTTTATTATATCAGGAGACTAACTGACTGTTGCAACTTCTCCAATATCAACTATTTCACATGCACCTGCAACACAACTTAACTCTTGTGAACCTGTTGTTCCATCTTCTGTCTCATAGACAGTAAGCATTTCCCAGGGAATATTCTTGGGCATATTCTTAACTGCCTCGTCATATTCTTCCTTAGTACATGACTGATATGGTGCTTGCTTATAGGTATGCTCTGATGCTGGTAGGAATGATACTCCACCAATATGGTCAAAATTGTCAAATACCCATGCACCTACCTGCATCCATTCATCTTCATGAACATTGACGGTTACAGATGGATTATGCTCTGTCCAATGATTACGATATATCTTCCACATCTCTAGGTGATCAATGGCAGAAATATTTTCTGTAACTACCGCGTTCTTTGGAGCCTTAACGGGGAAGTAGAAAACAGTTGTATCATTTGGCTTCATTACATCTGGCTCATTTGGAATTCCACAATCAATAAGGAATCGTGTTAGTGGATCTTTATTATCTCCACGAACAGAACGAATATAATATTCTGAATACCATGGATGAATACCACTTGATACTCCAGTCAACTGCGATACTGTTCCAGAAGGCTTAACGCAAGTAACAGACATGGAATGATTAATTCCAAGCTTTTCTGCTTCCTTCTTATTTGTTTCTACTGCCGAATCCCGTAAGGAGTCAAGCAGGTTCTCTAACTTTTTTGTTCCTGTGCAGGTAAGTGTATTTCCATAAATACCCGTGAGTGATACTCCAAGTAGTCTTTCTTCCTCGCAGTTATCTTTCCACGACTTACGAATGTACTTGAAGTTTGTAAGAGTAGATTGCCAGGTTCCAAAAATGGAAGCAAGTTCTACCTTCCTCTTAAGATCTTCTTCTGTATCGGATGCTTCAATAATTACCTCTGTCAAATTACAAAACTCATTGGGTCGTAGAAGAATCTCACCACATGGGTTGGTTCCTGCTACCTTAGAAGAATCACGACGACCGAAACTATCAATGTGCTTGCGAACACTATCAAGGTTATAAATTCCTCTTTCCCCTGATTTTGACTCATAAAGGTTTCTCCACTCACGCAGGAACTGCGCTGTATTTGGCTTCATGTTGTAAACAGCAGAGTTATTTGCTAGAGCACGCTGGCCTTCATTCTCCCACCAATTTCCGCTCTTTGCCTTTGCCATTTCAAAGTCATCAAGATTGGATAGTGAGATAAGTGCAGAACGACGAACGCCACCTACAACAACTACCTCTCCTATTTTACACATAATATCGTGTGCCTCAATTGGCTTGAGTCTACGTCCCGCTGCATTTCTAAATATATCAACGGTGAATTGGAATAGTGCATGTAATGGCTCTGGGCCTGATGCACGACCACCAAAAGTGTTCAGCCTTGCTCCTGCTGGACGAACCTTTGTCGTGTCCCAATTAGGAATCTGACCTTGATACAAAAGAGCAACAAGTTCTTTGTACGCCTTTGCCCAACCAAGCTTAGAATCCTCAACGACAATAGTTGTTCCTGTTGGAAACATCTGTTCTGCTACAACGGGTAGTTGATCTGTATACTTTTGCTCAACACTAAATCCAACACCTGTACCGTTCATAAGAATATACATTGATTCATCAAATGCTCTTGGGCTATCGACAGCGATGAATGAACAATTATAAGCAGCAATGTGATCTCGTTCAAGGGCTGGGCCTGCAGTCATCATTGCACGCATAGACGGCATAATTTTGTGATTGATTATTGCATTACGAATTTCGTCAAAGAGTGGTGCATTATCTTTGTATTCGTAGTTGTTGACAAGATGGTTCTTCATGAAGTTCATAAGTCTATCGACTGTTTCCACCCATGTCTCTCGCCTGTTTTCTTCTTCAATCCACCTAGCGTATCTGCTGATGTGGATGAAATTTCTGTAGTGATCGTTTATCGAACCGTTATCATTAATGAGAGACAATTAAAAACACTTCCTTTGTTAGAATTATGAGTGAGATATAATTCTATCAGAATTTTAAGGAGAGTCAACATGGAACTAACAATTCAAGAGGTGCACAGTTATAACGATTTGGTAAAGGAAGGTATAGAAAAGCCCCTTGATCTACCTGGCTGTGACACAAGTGAATTTGGGGGACTGGTGATGCCTAGACTAGACGAGGATGATCGTGTATACTTCTACGATCTTGCGTCAGGCGTTAGTGTCTACCCAGGAATAAACACAGTAGAAAAAATCAAGAAAGCTATTGACAAAGTAAAAATCAAGGAGTAAACTGTAGGGTGGTTAGGGAGGGGAAGGTATTACTAATAAATACTTTTATAGTATTTAATATATAAGTATATATAGATAGCTTACACAATTTTGTGACATTTCTGCTATGTACATTTGACATTTCTCTTGATATTCTGTATTCTTAATAAGTTGCCGCCACAGGAGGAAATATGACGAAAACAAAACTACTAGGAGGTATTGTGGGAATCATGATGTTGTTTGCTACCCCCGCTTATGCCTCTGATGGGGTGAATGCTAAGTCATCACCAACTGCGACGGGAAAAGTCGTATACCTTAGCAATGAGCATCGTGCTGCTAGGTCTAAGGATGCTGACGATATGAAGGGCTATGAGCTATCTTTGTATCGCGGTAAATGGTTCGATTCTAAATGGGAAAATTCTCGTAAATGTATTATGAAACGTGAATCCCGTTTTTCTTATCGGGCTGCCAACAAATCATCCTCTGCTCGGGGAGCTTATCAATTCTTGGACTCTCAATGGAGAGATGGGCTTGTCTGGATGATGTTGAAGGAATCCAAGAAAACAAAAGATGGTTTATCAGCCGAAATCAAAACTTTGTTTGATAAGCCAATTCATAAGTGGTCACGGTACTATCAAGACCGTGCTTTTTATACCGCTTGGCAAGACGGCAGGGGTAAGAAACATTGGTATTACCCTGGTCATAACTGTTACTAAATAGATTAGCGGGGCAGAAACCTTATTTCATAGGTGGCAACATTCTGCCCTGCTTTTCTATTGCTCTCTAATTTGATGCATGACTTCATCCCATTCGCCACCACGGATTTCCATGCTTTGATATTGTGCAATACCTTCTAGATTTCTTTCACGATCTTCTTTACGAACTCTTGGGTCTATCAAGGCTTCTAGATGCTCTAGCCACTCGTTTTCATTTGTAGCCATTCTTCCTATACCCTGTTGATTCAAAAGCTCGTATTCAGGGCTGTATGACGTTATAAAAGGCACACCAGCAGCAGCATATTCAAGACCTTTGATACACGATTTGGCATGATTAAATTGAACATCATTTAATGGCACAAGTCCAGCATTTATCTTTCTAAACATCTGGGGGTAGCGACTAATAGGCTGCATAGATTCTGTAGAAGTCTTGACAGTTTTAGGAATACCTAGTTGATCTTTTGCATACTTTGCATTTTTGATATGTCCTGAATGATGAAACTCTAATCTGTTCTTTTCTAGAAACTGACCAAAGAAAGGATTAAGTTGTTCTAGATCCCTGCTTCTCCATGGAGTTGCACCTACCCAACCAAATGTTGGAAGATACCTGGCATGATCATTTTTCTTTTTCCATCTATCTTCAGTTTCTAAATCAATGCCATTACGAACGAGGTACACGTTGTCATAGCCTTTTTCATTTTTATAAAAGTCATAAAGAAACGGGGTGGAAGTAATAATCGCATCTGCACTATTAATGATTCTCATATAGTGTTCACGATTATTTTTGGGATTAGCTTCTGGATCAGTCATTTTATGAGCAAGATTAGATTCGTCTAATCCTTCAAACCAATCGTCAATGTCTACAACAATTTTTTGACCCATCTCCCGTGCTTTGTCAACTTTATTTGCAACATTCTCAAGCATGATGAGTTTAAATAAAATTATGTCCCAGCCGTGAATGGCTTTATCATCGGGGATAAGCATTCCAAAACCATGTTCTTCATTCCAGCCTGGAAATCCAATACCTGTTTCCCAGCCATGCTTTTCTAATTCCTTCATAGGAAGGAAGCATCTATACCATGCACAGCCATTAGGCTCTAAGGGCTTAGTTCCAAAAGCCCAGTCAAAAGTTAAAAAGGTAACAGTTGGTTTTTTGTTTGTCATACATCTCCAATAATCCGATCAATTATAGCAAAGAAAAAGGGGTAGCACAATAGCTACCCCTCATTCTTATAATAATTAATCAACTAGTGAAGGTGAGTCCTTCTTAGGACCAATATTTGCAGAGACAATTGAGGTGGCATATGATAGTAGTGCAGCACCAATAGACGCACCTAGCAATGTCTGCCAATCAGCAACAAATGCATCAAATAGTGATTCAGCACCTGCGAGTGCTAAAAATGTCTGTGCTAGTGTCTTCACGGCTCTTTCCGATGCCTCAATCCAGAACTTCTTAGTGAACATTAAAATTCCTTTCGTCGTCACTTTCGTCGTATATTGTATCATCAAAATCATCTTCATACAACTCTTCTGCTTCTTCTGCATAAAGATTGTTTTGTTTATCTTGTAGGCTCATAGGTTTCCAAAGCTTTACATCTTCATATGCTGCACCACCAATATAAGCGGCTATAACAGCACCTACAAGGCCAAAAGCACCCAAAGCTAGGGTTTCGTTAAGAGAATTTGATTCCCCCCAAATTGCTACATAAGCAATAAGAATAAATCCAAAAACAAGGGAAGAAAAAACTGCCCTGCGTCGTAATTTCCATGATGGTTGATTCATATGAATATTGTAGCAAAATGTGTTTTCTACGCAGTCCTCACTCGCACAATCACAACACCGCTGCCGCCGTTGCCGCCGTCAAGCGATTGACCGCCACCCGCAGCACCGCCTCCGGTATTCGCCGTACCGTTGATAGAACCGGATGTGCCACCACCGTCAGTTCCGGTAGCAACACCCGCTGAACCCGATCCTGCACCGCCTCCTGCGCGACCGACGCTTGATCCTGTGATGCTGGACGACAAGCCTGCACCACCGTTGCCGCCGGATGTAGAACTTCCCACAGCACCCACGCCACCCGCACCGCCACCGCCACCGGAGCCAAGCGTGGTTGTGCCAGAGTCGCCACCGTTATTGCCAAGGCCGCTTACACCGGAGCCACCAGATGACGCTGTTGATCCGGTAGAACCTCCGCCGCCGCCATTTGCTCCACTTTCACCGGGCTGCGAGTTAGGTGCACCGTAGCCGCCACCCTCAACAAAGTTACTGCCCAAGCGAGAATGGCTGCCTGTCGTGCCGTAGCCGCTGCCAGAAGTGCCGCTGCCGCCAGCCCCAACGACAATCGTGTGCGAGCCAGCCGCAAGGTGTAAGGAAGTCAAGTCGTTGTAGCCACCGGCTCCGCCGCCGCCACCACGGTTGTAACCCGAACCTCCCCCAGCCCCCACAACGAGAGCATCAACGAAGCCAGCCGTGTTCACCGTGAGCGTGCCGCTACTCGTGAACTCGTAGTACGAATACGTCGCTGCGCCAGAAGAATACGAGCCAGTCGCCGTGTTACCGATAGAAGCGAAACCAGCGACCGGGGTGTACGGACGCGCTACACGAATGACAACCTTGCCGCTGCCACCTGCCCTGCCGTCTTGCGTGACGGTTCCGACACCACCGCCGCCACCGCCCGTGTTGGCAGACCCATCAGAGCCAGCGTCCCCGCCGCCACCAGAGCCGCCGGTTCCCGACGTTCCACCGCCGCCACCGCCACCGTAAGTGACAGCCGAACCGGAATAACTGCTTGACTTGCCTGCGCCACCAGTCTGATTAGACCCACTCGTGCCAGCCGCACCAGCACCGCCACCAGAGCCGCCGCTTTGGGAACTGTTGCCACCAGCACCGCCGTCATTTCCTAAACCGCTTACTCCCGTCCCACCGGCAGGAGCAGAGCCACCAAGATAACCTGACCCGCCGCCGCCACTTGCGCCGTTACCTCCAAGGTCACCTTTGATCTGTGTGCCAGAAACGGTTGATTCACGAGTGTAGCCACCGCCTCCACCACCGCCAGGTGAATAAATGTCGCCAACCCGTGACGGGAAACCATTTGCGCCGTTGCGTCCTGCACTTACTCCTGTGGATGCGACACCCGCGCCCCCGGCCCCGACCGTGACCGTGACGCTTCCGGCACTTAGGTAACTTTGACTCGTTTCAAGAACGCCCCCGCCGCCACCGCCGCCGCCGTAGCCTGATCCAGAACCGCCCCCGCCACCCACGAGAAGAATGTCTGCAAGACCGTCTTGCGTCACATTGATAGACCCAGATGAGTTGAACTCCCAGTAGTCATAGGTCACGCCACCAGACGAGTAACTACTCGTAGGCGTGTCGCTAATAACAGCACCAGCAATACCGGCTTCACCAATCTGCGTAGAACCCAAATACAACTTTGCAGTCGTGGGCATTAGTCAGTCACCACATACAAGGTCGTAGCGACAGGAGTGAGCGCGTCATACTCCGCTTGAGTAAGTGCAATAACTTCAACGATGCTCGCATCTGCACTCTCCACAGCGGTAGCAATTAGGTCAGCAACATCTCTCGCTCTACTCATTATTTACTCCTGTTTTATTATATCAGGAAATTTATTTTTTTATTCCCGTTTTTTATATTTTTACACTAGTTATTATGTTGGTGAAAAGTTTATTGATAGTCATTCGTTACACCTCAACCCGAACAATCACAACACCGCTGCCACCAGACAATCCTTGATACGCGCCGCCGTCGCCGGTATTCGCGCCACCAGCACCATCACCCTGACCGCCAGTTGCGTATGTGACCGACGATCCCGTGTAGTCGTTACTGCGACCGTCATACTCATTAGAACCACCGTAGACAGTTCCCCCTGCCCCGCCGCCAGCCTGAAGAGCGTTGACTGTGTTGTAAGCCGTGACCGCCGTTCCACCACCAGAACCGCCGCCGCCAGTTGCGGCAAAGTTGATGAGCGAACCAGAACGCGCTTTTGCTCTTGACCCGCCACCAGCCGTTACAACGCTGCCAAGCGAGGAAGCGCCTCCGGCGGAAGAGAATTGACTACCAGAGGCAGTACCCGATCCTGCACCACCAGCACCAATCGTTACCGAGTGTGAACCTGCTGGAAGGTACGTTGCGAGAACGAAGCCACCAGCACCGCCGCCTGCGTCAGCACCGCTGGAATCGGCGCAGCCTCCGCCGCCGCCCACGACCAGCACATCAGCGAAACCTTCTTTATCAATAGTCAGCGTGCCAGATCCTGTAAAAGTTATATATTTGTAATTCTTTCCTCCAGAACTATATGTTCCTGTAGCGGTGTTTGTAAAGTTAGCATTGCCAACTCCTCCACCCCCGCCAAATCCAATTCCTCCAAAGGTAGGCATTATGCGAATTGCACCGCCCCTGCTAATACAGTAAAGGCAGCGTCACCTGTCTTTATAATGGTAAATGAGTATGCATCAATGCTGTCTGCATTACCACCCGTTGGTGCTGATCCTCCAGACCATTTAGGGGTAACAGAAGATCCATCAATTTCAAAGGCTGTTGGATAATATGCTGTACCGCCATTTGTTACAAGGAATGATGCTGTAATAGATTCTCCTGTAGAAATAATGGAGTTGAGGGTTTCATCTGAATCTCCCCGAAAATTCATGGTAAAGTTAGCAGAAGCATTTCCTGTGTAATACAAAATAGCTTGTGTCTTTACATCAAAAGTTACTGTGGCACTTGCAGAAGTTGCTTCAATTGTAATATCTTCAGCAGGGGATACAAGAAGTCCATTTGTTAATGTTCCACCATCAGCGATAATAAAATCAGCAGGGTCTAAAGAAGATGCTGTTCCATCACTATCTACCCACAAATCTCCTGTAGATCCAGACGAGGGTTGATTATTCTGATAATATACCTGACCAAGACCAGAACCAATTTCAACCCATTCTGTACCGTTCCATACTCTTAATGGAAGTGCCATAATTTAATTATATCAGATTTATAGCTCAATCAATTCATTACGAAGAGCAGAAATCTCATCATCTGTTAAACCTAGCTTCTTAAGCTTATTTTTTGCAGATGCAAGATCAGCAACATCTCTTGCTCGTGTCACTACTCTCCTAAGCGAGAATCAGTTTCGATGGGACAAACTCTTGAACTTCCGTGTCCTGTCCCTTCGGGTACGGAATGTTGTGCGCTTGCAGGTACTTCTCAAGCCGCTTGTTGGCTTCCCAGCCGGAAAACTCCGCGACGATGCGCCACCCACGGGTGACGATGTACAACTCTGCGTGCGGCTGCCACGCCGCATACACACCAACAGGGCCACTCATCTCCGAGATGACTTCCCAAATGTCAATCTCGTCCACGCGAGGTGGACGCTGCTCAGTCCACTCTGTTGGTTCGGGCATGTACTGGAAGATGCTGTCGTAGTTCATCCAGTTCTCATCAAATACTTCACCGTCTTTGGTGAGGTTGATGATCTGTTCGGTGGCTTTCCATCTAGGCAAGTGAGTACCTAATAATTACGACACCGCTACCACCATTTGCGCCACCAAGATAATTACCACCACCGCCACCGCCGCCTCCACCACGACCAGAGGTTCCAGTAGCCGATGCGCTGTCATAGCCGCCGCCTTTACCACCAACGCTTGAACCGCCAGTACCGCCAGTCGATCCAGAGCTGAAAAAAGAATCGCTTCGCGTACCACCACCACCGCCACCAGCGTAATAAAGCGATGACCCACTCAATGAGTTAGTCAGTCCTGCGCCACCGTTACCACCATCAGGATAACTGCCGTAACCAGCAGAATCGTCCCCTTGTGCGCCTGCACCGCCACCACCGTTACCAGCGGTAGCGGCACCATTGGAATAACCACCATCATTCCCTTGATCGCTAGTTCCAGTAGCGCGAACAGTTGATCCGTTTGCACCCCCGCCACCAGATCCGCCGTCCAATCCGTTCGATGTGCTCGCAGCAGCCCCGCCACCACCACCGCCGATGGAAGTTATGGTCGCTCCGCTGTCAAATACGCTGTTCCCACCGTTAGTTCCCCGACCTGCGCTGCCAGTTTTCCCCACACCACCATCACCGACAGTTATCGTTACTCCGGCTGTACTGACGCTTTCTGATCCCGTAAGCATACCTCCGCCACCACCACCGCCAGCATAAGAGTAGCCCCCTCCACCTCCGCCAGCAACAATTAGATACTCAACTTGTGACAAGTTTCCAAGTACTTGAAAAGTATCTGATCCAACCGTCGTGAAAGTGTGAATCCTGTAACCACCAGCAATGGTGGTTGTTCCACCAATAGCCACTGGTGACCAAGCAGATGTGTAACTAGATTTATAACCTAAAACAGTTGACTTGCTAAATCTCTGAACAGACATTAAGAAATCTCCAAACCAGAGATATGAAAATTGACTGTAGAGGCAGATGCCAATCCAGCAATAACGTCTGTTGCCTCCAATACCTGCTTGAGTTCCAAAATAACAGAATCATTTGCTGGAAGATTTACATCATTAGCAATTGAAACGCCATCAAAAGTCATGTCAAAAGTTGCAGCAGCAGATGCTGTATTTGTTACCACTAAAGAACTAACAAGTGTGGTGGTAGAAGCAGGGACAGTATAAAGAGTCTGAGAGCTTGTATCAGCTGCTCCCCTATGTAATACTTTGAATGTATTTGCCATAATATTTATTATAACACTACAGACCTAGTAGTGCTAATGCCTCCACTTGTGTTAGTTTATTGTCTACCTGTGCCTGTGTATATGTATCAGCAATTTCTGTTGCTCTAAATGTCATTACTTCTACAACATCCCCGCTTGTTAGTGCTGTTAGACCTGTAATAGATGTACCTGTTGAAGCGGTATAGTCAACATCTCTTACTAACAATACCCCGTTCAAATATACTTGTTCATAATTTACATCATAAGATAAAGAAATACCGTTGCTGTCTGATCCAGAAAGTGATGTTTCTCCACCGCTTGCTGTCTTTGTCCAACGGGTAGTAATATAAGATGTTTGTGGTCCGATGGGAACCCATTCAGATCCTGTGTAGACATATACTGGACGGGCAATAGTCATAATCTTATTATATCAGATAGAAAAAGAGGGATAGAATAATTTCTACCCCTCAATTTCAAAAAAAGTATTACTCAGCTGGGTCTTCTTCAACTGCTGGAGAAACAAATTCATCCAGATCAGCATCATACTTATCTCCGATGCCAGCATACTTGCCACGGAAGTTTCCATTGTAAGATGTTTGCTTCCATGTGCCATTTAGCCCAATGGAATTAATAAAGGCTTGACCAGCGGGTTCAGATTCTGGTAAATCTCCACCAGCACAATCCTTGTTATCAATTACAATAACTTCTCTGACTACACTATCTTCTACTCTAGCAAAATGTGCCATTTTCATCTCTCCTTTCGTTTTTTATTATTATACCGTGTTTATGCATTTCTTGCAACACGGACGATTACTATGCCGCTGCCACCAGCACCGCCAGAACCGCCATCACCGCTTCCTGCGTACCCACCACCGCCGCCACCTGAGCCAGTATTTGCTGTGCCTGATGCAGCGGTAGTGTTGTTAGTTGTGCCGTCGCCCCCAATAGAACTACCGCCAGAGCCAGCGGTTCCGGCTCTCGTGCCTCCACCGCCACCAGCAGCACGAGTCACGCTTGATCCGGTGTAAGAGTTCGCTAAACCAGCACCACCATCACCGCCGTTTGTCGAACTAGGAGCATCCGATCCCGCGCCAGCAGCACCACCACCGCCCCCACCAGCACTCGTTGTGCCTGAGCCGCCAGCGTTGCCTTGGCCCAGCGTTCCCGCTGTTCCAGAACCCGATGCGGGTTCAGCGTTGCCGCCAGCCGACCCGCCAGCAAAACCCTGACCGCGAGTTCCGGCACCTGCGGTACCGCCACCACCAGCACCACCGCCAACTCCGTACAGAGGACCCAAACGAGATGACGAACCATTCTGACCGGCAGGCTGAAATGTGATGCTCGCTGTTCCACCCGCACCACCAGCACCCACAACCACCGTTTGCGATCCCGCCGACAAGTAGGCGTTAGCGGCCTCCAAATGACCACCAGCACCGCCGCCACCACCGTTTAGATTACCGCCACCAGCACCGCCGCCGACCACCAGCACATCAGCGAAACCAGCGGTTCCCATTGTAATAGACCCTGTTCCAGTAAATGAATATACATCATATGTTGTACCAGATGTTCCATTTGTACCGTCGCCTACATAAGTTGAATGTGTTCCTGTTGAACTTGATACAGTTGCATAAGTTTGTGTTGTTACTTGGGCAATTGGATAGCGAACAATAACTATTCCTGAACCACCGGAGCCACCTACGCCGCTAGTGCCAGAGGCTCCACCGCCCCCACCACCAAGATTGGCAGTACCGCTAGTCGCTGTCGCGTTCTCAGTTCCTCCCGCGCCACCACCGCCAGTACCACCAGCACCGGGGTCGCCAACCTGACGGTCACCGCCACCGCCACCACCAGCGTAAGTAACACTTGATCCTGTGATGCTTGAAGCCTGCCCGTTACCACCGGCTCCACCGCCAGCGGCTCCTAGGGTGTCTTGCCCTACGGCTCCAGCCCCACCGCCGCCTCCACCACCCCAGCTAGATAGATCGGCGTTTCCTAGTGCATCACCACCATCATTCCCTTGACCTAAAAGCGAGAAACCCTCGTACTGAGAGATAGCGTCACGAGCAGAGCCACCGCCACCGGAGCCACCATCAGCCCCACGGTAATATCCGTTAGTCCAAGCAGGCCCATAGCCGCCACCAGAACCACCACCGATACCCCAAATATCGTGAAGGCCAGATGCGTTTCCACGGTAAGCGTTAGGTGCACCACCAGCCCCGACCGTGACGGTCACGGAGCCGTTGTCAAGGAATACCGATGACTTCTCTACGAAGCCACCTGCTCCACCTCCACCAGCACCGCCGTAGAAACCGTCATTCTCACCGCCCGGTCCCCCACCGCCAACAACGAGCGCATCAACAAATCCAGATCCATTTACATTTAATACTCCAGAACTTGTGAAGGTATGGACTTTA